ATACTAAATTGGTTGCAATATCTAAAGGTAAATTAAAATCCCATAAAAATATTATAGGAGTTTTAGAATTACCATGAAAACAGAAACTTACAATATTCTCTGTAAGGGCCGTAGAATTTATACAAGTCTTACAGAGGAAGAATATTTCAATGTTATGGAGGATCTGTCGATACAATATTATCAGACAGGTTCTCCAAGACCTGAAGATCTTGAAACTGAAATTTTATCGGAGAAACAATTATGGCAAAAGGCGGATCACTAAAGAACAGTTCTTATATTCCGGGGCCTCCTAAGAAATCTCGTCAAGGAGCAGGTGGAGGAACTAAGTATGCTTCATCTTCTCGTAATGGAGCACGTAAGAAATATAGGGGTCAAGGTAAAGGATAATGAATTTACTAGAGGGTAATGATGAATGGAATCAAATACATCCATCAGACCTCTGGGTTTATAATAAATTATTTCTAAGTCGGGTTTTAGGTTATACATGTGGTCCTGCTGGGACTACAGTTCCTAAACCCGACTTTTATATTGTTCGCCCATCCTTTAATTTACTTGGAATGGGGCGGTTTGCTAGTAAAGAATGGTTATATAAGTACACTGATCACATTCACCCAGCAGAATTTTGGTGTGAAATCTTTGAAGGTGCTCATTTAAGTGTGGATTTTAAGAACAAGAAATCAGAACTAGTTGTTCTTGGAACTCGTGATGACGATGACCCCTACTATAAATGGAAAAAATGGGAAAAAATTGACTTAAATGTACAGTTTCCACAAATTTTAGATGATTTAAAAGGTGATTATGACTACATTAATTGTGAATTTATTGGTGGAAGACTAATTGAGGTTCATTTTCGCCAAAATCCCGACTTTAGATATAATAATACGGTAGCAATACCAGTTTGGAATGATGAAAAAATAGAAAATATGACCTTTATTGAAGACTCCGAGTATTATCGGAAGGGTTTTTACATCAAATAAATAAATTTTTTGTGTAAAACTGAATTGGAACATTGCTCAATGGGTAAACACCTACTTTTAGAGGTATATGATGTTGATTTTGAAGCGATTAACAATGTCGAATCGCTTCAAAATGTCATGATTAGAGGCATAAATCGTGCAAAAATGACGATTTTGAACGTATTTTCCCATTGTTTTGTTCCTCAAGGGTGTACAGTGGTCATTGCATTGGCGGAAAGTCATGTTTCTTGCCATACTTGGCCAGAAAATGGGTGTTTAGCAGTCGATGTATACACTTGTGGAGATGGAAATCCAAAATTAATTGCCTTAGAACTCTTAAAATACTTAAATTCTGATAATTACAACATTAGAGAATTAGATCGTTAAATAGAAATAAGGAGATAGCAACCTCCTTTATAAAAGTTCTGTTTTATTCATTAAAACAGGATCTCAAATGTCAAATTTACCCGTAGATAGAGATTGGGAATACATGAAGTCAATGTGGGGAACCACTCATTTGGTGACAGATTATCAATCCCAACCTCAAAAAAGAATAATTCAAGAGGTTATGCACGATCTTGCACCTCGTCATGACTTGAAAAAACAACAAGAATTGCATGAAAAGATTCGTAATGATGATGATTATGATGATTGGGATTACGGAACTGAACCAACATATGGAACATCTTGGAAATAATCATAAATAAGTAAAGAATTTATCTGAAAATGACAGTCACTAGGATATCCAGATCTTTTAAAGATATTAGTTTATCTTTTGACCCTCATCCGGTGACTAAAGATCTATCTGTTTTGACAAATGAACGCGCAATTATTCGCTCAGTTCGTAATTTAGTCGAAACAATTCCAACTGAAAGGTTTTTTAACCCTACACTTGGATCAGATGTAAGAAGCAGTTTGTTTGATTTTGTTGATTATGCAACTGCTTCTACAATTGAAAATCAAATTATTGAAGTAATTAATAATTATGAACAAAGAGTAACAAATGTAATTGTTCAGGTTGACCCTATACCAGATCTTAATGAATTTGAGGTGACTATTACATTTGATATTATTGGGCAAGAAGTGCCAACGCAACAGTTTTCATTCATACTAGAGGCAACAAGATAAAATGCCTTTCACTAAATTTACAAATCTAGATTTCGATCAGATAAAGACCTCTATTAAAGATTATCTCCGTGCTAACTCTACATTCACGGATTTTGACTTTGAGGGGTCTAATTTTTCTGTTTTAATTGATACCCTAGCATATAACACATATATTACAGCATTCAACTCCAATATGGTTATAAACGAATCCTTTTTGGATTCGGCAACTGTAAGAGAAAATGTAGTATCTCTTGCAAGAAATATTGGATATGTACCTTACTCTAGAAACGCTGCAACTGCTACAATATCATTTACAGTAAGTGTAGCACCCAATAGTTTCCTGCAGGACAATACACCAATTTATACCCCTACAGTGACCTTACAGGCGGGTCTGGTATGTACTGGATCTGTAAGGGGCACTTCTTATGTATTTTCGATTCCTGAGAATGTTACAGTTCCAGTAGTAAATGGGGTAGCAACATTTAGCAATATCTCAATAAAGGAAGGTACTTTTCTTACTAAGAAATTTACTGCAAATACTTCTTTAGATCAAAGATTTATATTAGACAACTCATTTATTGACACTTCAACAATTAGAGTTTATGTAAAGGGGTCGAGTGATAGTGGACTTGGAATAAAATATTCTTTAGTTGATAATATTTTTCAAATTAATTCAAATTCTCAAATTTTCTTGATTCAAGAAGTACAGGATGAAAAATATCAGATTCTTTTTGGTGATGGAATTTTTGGACAAAAACTTGAAAATGGAGCGATTATAACCAGTAATTACATTATAACTAGCGGAAAGGATGGAAATGGAGTAGAAACATTCTCTTTTGCAGGTTCTTTAAGAGATGCCGATGATAATAATGCAATTCCACAGAATACAATTACAGTTACTACAAATCAAAGATCTCAAAATGGATCTGACATTGAAACTATAGATTCAATTCGTTATTTTGCACCAAGATTATATGCTTCTCAGTATAGAGCAGTAACTGCAAGTGATTATGAGACAATTATAAAGTCTAAAATTTATGAAAACGCAGAATCAGTTGCAGTTATTGGTGGTGAAGAATTAACTCCACCTCAATTTGGAACGGTGTTAATTAGCATTAAACCAAAGAATGGTACGTTTGTTTCTGATTTTGATAAGGAAAATATACTTTCAAAGTTAAGACAATACTCAGTCTCAGGCATTAATGCAAAAATTATAGATCTTAAGATTCTTTATGTTGAGATTGAATCTTATATTTACTACAATGATAGTCAAGTAGCAAGTTCTTCTGACTTAAAAACAAGAGTAAATAATTCACTTACAAAATACTCAGAGTCTGTTGATCTGAATAAATTTGGTGGAAGATTTAAGTACAGTAAAGTCTTACAAGTTATTGATAATACTGATAATGCTATTACATCAAATATCACTAAAGTTAGAATAAGAAGAAATTTAAAAGCATTAGTAAATAGGCAAGCACAATATGAAATTTGCTTTGGAAATCAATTCCATGTAAATCAATATGGATATAATATCAAATCATCTGGGTTTAGGGTACAAAATGAACCTGATGTTGTTTATTTTACTGATGTTCCAAATTCTGATGGAAAAACAGGACTTATTGCAATAGTAAAGCCTTCAACAGAAACTTCTGCACAAACACAATCTAATGTTTCTTTACAACCATTTATTGTTGTTCAGTCTGCTGGAGTGGTTAATTATGAAACTGGAGAAATAACTATTAATACAGTTACTATTACATCAACTTCACTTGATAACGATATCATTCAAATACAAGCATATCCAGAATCAAATGATGTTATAGGATTGAAAGATCTTTATGTATCTTTTGACATATCAAAAAGTCAAATAAATATGGTAAAAGATACTATTTCATCTGGTGAAGATATTTCTGGTGTTGTCTTCACAAAAAATTCTTATCGCTCAAGTTATTCAAACGGGAGTTTAACGAGGTCATAATATGGTGCAGAACGGTTTCGAGTCAAGGGTAAAAGTACAGCAAATAATTGATAGTCAATTACCAGAATTTATTTTAGATGAAAGTCCTAAAGCATCTGAATTTTTAAAGCAATACTATATTTCACAAGAATATCAAGGCGGTCCAACAGATATTGTTGAAAATTTAGACCAATATATAAACCTCGATAGTCTTATTCCTGAAGTTATAGTTGGTAGTATAACTCTTAATAACTCCATAACAAGTAGTAGTAATACTATAGAGGTGAGTAGTACTAAAGGATTTCCTAGTCAGTATGGTTT